TGGTCAGGCATCTTTGACATTTGGCATAAGCAATACTAATGCAGTTAAAATAGACAGTAGCTCTGTGGCTGATGACGAATACGCAAGGTTTACAGCTTCAGGTTTGGAAAGCAGAAGTACAGCAGAAGTGCTTTCTGATATAGGCGGACAAGCTAGTTTAACATTTGGTATCTCAAATACTAACGCTGTAAAAATAGATTCATCAAGTGTAGCTAACGATGAATATGCTCGATTTACTTCTAGTGGTCTTGAAAGCAGATCTAATGCCGAAGTATTATCTGACATTGGTGGTCAAGCTACATTAACTTTTGGAATCTCTAATACCAATGCTGTTAAAGTAGATAGTAGTTCAGTAGCAGATGATGAGTATGCACGATTTACTGCTAATGGTTTAGAGAGTAGAAGCACATCAGAAGTCTTAAGTGATATCGGTGGACAGGCTTCATTAACATTTGGTATATCAGATACTAATATTCCTATCTTTACAAGTGGAGTAGCTGACGATGATTTTCTTAGAGTAGCAGGTACATCTATTGAAGGTAGATCAGCTAGTGAAGTGCTTAGTGACATTGGTGGACAGGCATCACTTACTTTTGGTATTAGTAATACAAACGCAGTTAAGATTGATAGTGCTAGTGTTGCAGATGATGAATACGCTAGGTTTACTGCAAACGGATTAGAAAGTAGATCAACTGCTGAAGTACTATCAGATATTGGCGGTATTACTGCTAGTTCTACAGATACACTTACAAACAAAACAATAGATGCAGATGGCACAGGCAACAGTATTACCAATATTGAAAATGCAAACATCAAAGCATCTGCTGCTATTGATGCTACTAAGATAGCTGATGGTTCAGTAACAAGTGCAGAGTTCCAATATCTTGGATCTGTTACTTCAGATATTCAAACACAATTAGATGCAAAAGCTACAGCAGGTCTGGCGGTAGCGATGGCAATCGCATTATAAGGAGAAAACATGGCTCAAGATTTCGAATCCAATGGAGCGCAGATAACAAACTCAGCAACTACAATATATACATCCAATAGTGATGACGCAGTTGTTGGTTTAAGACTAGCAAACATTTTAACCACTACAGTTACAGTTAGTGTATTTGTATCTGAGGGTGGATCTACAACAAGATACCTTGTAAAAGATTTATCTATACCACCTGCAAGTTCAGTAGAGCTAGTACAGGGCGGAGCTAAATTTGTTTTACAAAGTGGAGATATTTTAAAAGGACAAGCTGGTACAGCAGACAGTATTGATGTATGGGTATCAGTTGTTGATTCAATTAGTACATAGGAGATATAATGGCAACAATATCATCAGTAGGAGGAGTTCAGTATATTGGCGATGCACCAGCAGGTGAAACGATACACGAACATGATTCTGAAATAAACAAAGATCAAATCATTACTAGTGCTGTATTTGCAGGACCAATTACATTTGCAGCTACCATTACTGTTACTGGTACTGTTGTAGTTGTATGACAGAGAATCCATACGATAAGAATCAACCTATCCATATAGATAGAGGTACTCGTAAACTTGTTGTTAAAAGCACACAAGATACAACAAATATATTAGAACAAAATAAATGGTCACAAAATAATGTTACTCAAAAAGGTGATCTACAACGCATAGCTCAAATACCATTAATAGCTTTAAGAGTTAAAACTAAAGAACGATTTGGACATTCTAATTTTCATAAACTAAATGTAGAAGAACAAAGAGGTATAATTAAAGAAATGGTAAACAGTAATGAGTATATGTTCTTTAGAACAGGAGATAAAAGATTATAATGGCACTAGATAGTTATACAAATTTAAAAACTGCAATAGCAAACTTTCTTGCTAGAGATGATCTTACATCTGAAATAGATGACTTCATAGATTTAACAGAAGCAGACTTTAATAGAAGATTAAGAATAAGAGCTATGGAAAATGTAAACAGTTCTTTTACAATAGATGCAGAAACAGAAGCATTACCTACAGGATTCTTACAAGTTAAAAGTTTTATCATTACAAGTTCTACACCAGATCAAACATTAGAACTGGCTACAGCATTTCACCAGGCTGATACACAAGGTCATACCAATGTAGGAACACCAAGATTGTTTTCTATAGAAGGATCTAACTTTAGATTTAGTCCTGTACCTGATACAGCTGTTACTGCTAGATTAACTTTTTATAAAGCATTTGATAGCATAGATGGTAGCACAGCTACTAACTTTATTTTAACTAATCATCCTGATGTTTATTTATATGGTGCATTGTATTTTGCTTCTACATTTATTAGAGGTATGGATCAGGGAACTGTTGCACAATTTAAAGCACAGTATGAAGGTGCATTACAACAAGTAAAAGATGCAGATGCATTAGATAAATATAACGGTGCGCCTCTTGTACAAAGATCAGGTATTAATATTAACAACTTTGATAATGTAAAATAATGCAAGTACCTTTTGGAGAATGGTTACCAGACCTACCAGATCATATGAATCCTGGTTCAACACAAGCAAAGAATGTGTATCCTGCTGTAAACAGTTATAGACCTTGGAAAAACATAACTACAGCAACAGCTAACGCATTAGATAATAGATGTCAGGGAGCTGCATCATTTACATCTGATGGTGGTAATGTAACTATCTTTGCTGGTGATTCTAGTAAGCTGTATCAAATACAAGCCAACTCAGTAGTAGATGAAAGTGCTGGTGTAACCTATACAACAGCTGAAAATGGTTATTGGGATTTTATAAAATTTGGAGAAACCATTATAGCTTTTAATGGGGCTGATGCACCAAGAGCCTGGACATTAGATACATCTACAGACTTTGCAGCATTAGCTGGATCACCTCCTACATTTAGACATGCAGCAGTAATTAATAATTTTGTAGTAACAGGATTCCAACCCACTGCTCGTAACAGAGTACAATGGTCATCAGTTAATGATGCTACTAGTTGGACAGCAGGTACAAATCAAGCAGACTTTGAAGATCTACCAGAGGGTGGTGTAGTTACTGGCGTAACAGGTGGACAGTTTGGTTTAATATTCCAAGAGAATAGAATTACCAGAATGGACTATAGAGGTGGTAATGTTATATTTTCTTTTAGACGTATTGAAGACAACATAGGAGCTGTACAAGGTAAAACAGTTATTAAAGTTGGAAACCTTGTATATTTTTTATCTGAAGATGGTTTTAGAGTTACAGATGGTAATGCATCAAAACCCATTGGCAATGGTAAAGTAGATAGATTTTTTAAATCTGATCTTAGATTTGCACACAGAGAAAGAGTAAGAGCTGCTGTAGATTATGCTAACAAACTTGTATGTTGGTCATACCCATCTACTGCATCAGGAGTAACAGATAAAATTATAGTTTACAACTATGAAACTGGTAGATGGTCTATTGTAGAACTATCACATCAAATGATATTTAACTACATATCACCTGGATTTACTGTTGATGAATTAGATAATTACCCATCATCAGGTTCTAATAATTTAGATGCAATTAATGTACCACTTGATAGTGATATATTTGTAGGTGGTTTAAGATCATTAGGTGTATTTGATACTACAAATAAGTTTGGAACATTTGAAGGTGATAACCTTGCCTGTGAAATAGGAACAGGCGAGACAGAAGTATTTCCACAGAATAGATCATTAATTACTCATGTAAGACCTATTGTAGATACAACATCAGCAACTGGATCACTTACATTTAGAAATAGAGTAGGAGATTCACAATCTACTACATCACCTGTTGTAAGTATGCACGGAACAGGTACAATACCATTTCATAAAAGTGCAAGATATTTTAAATTTAATATGCAGATACCAGCATCAACAACTTGGAATGATGCACAAGGTATAGACATAGAAGCAATAAAAGAAGGTTATAGATAATGTTAATAGGGAACCCAGCAGACTTTGATCGTATAAGAGCTAGATATGAAGCTCTAAGATATCCAACACCAGCAGAAGCATCATTCAATGCAGCAAGAACAAGTTATGAAGGATTATTAACTGGATCTGGTTTTGATACTACAATGGTTCCTACAACTACACCTGGAGAAGGAGTCACTTTTTCTGTTGATCCTGTTACTGGACAAGTAACTACAAATGTTCCTGAATATGAAGTACCAACATTTGAGACTATATATGATGCAGGAGAAGGTTTGATTGGTTCAGATGGTAGACCGATTCCAGATGAAATATCACCTGTGATGGGTCAAGCATTATCAGCACAAAGAGGCGGTGAAGGGCGTAATAGACAATCTAACTTTGCAGCAGATACTAGAAATTTTGGACAACTTGCATCAGATGTTGATACTAGTCTAGCAAGAAACTTAGCATTAGGAATGGTAAATCCAGCATTTGGATTACTTGGACAGTTAGGAACTATGAGTGATCAAAAAGCATTAAAAGATTTTGGTATTAATACAAAAGTAGCTACTCAACAAATAGCAGATGTTTATAATAAAGCTTTACAAGAAGGTAAAAATCCAAATCAAGCATTACAAGATGCAGCAATTATGGGTGGAGTAGCTTTAACAGACAAAGCATTTGAAGATGCAGGAATACCTGATCTATCTATTAATCAACAATTAAAAGACTTTCAAGCCAAAAAAGATCCGTCAGGCAAAGGACCACAAAATGGTGGTGGACCTACAGGACCTGGCGGCGAAACAAGTGGACCTCCAGGCAAAGAAGGT